TAGTCAATGGACATGAAGATGCCTTCGCCTTCATTGGCCAAGAGCATAACGGCCACAAGGTTGACGACAACATGGCCCGTGCGGTGCAGGTTTACATCGACCACATCCGCGAGACGGCTGCGTTGGAACCGAGCCTGTGTCGCTATGAGAAACGCTTCAGCCTAGACAAACTTGATCCGCCCATGCCGATGTTTGGCACGGCGGACTGCATTATCTACGGCAAAGAAAGCGGAACGCTTTACGTCCTTGACTACAAGCACGGCCAAGGCGTTGCGGTCGAAGTCGCAGACAACGAGCAACTTAAATACTATGCGCTCGGAGGCATATTAGAGATCGGCGATAAGGCTCCGGTCAACAAAGTTATAACGGTCGTTATACAACCCCGCGCCATGCACCCTGATGGGCCGGTGCGGTCGCACAGCTACAGCCGCGATGAGATTATGGACTTTGGCACAGACCTGATTGACGCAGCACACGCATCCCTGAAGCCGGACGCACCGCGCATATCTGGCGACCATTGCAAGTTCTGCCTTGCGGCGGGGACTTGTTCGGCCCTGCGCAACAACGCCCTTGAGGTCGCACAAGACGAGTTCGGCACAGTACGAACCGTCAATGACCTAACTCCACAGGAGGTCGCGGACTATTTGCAAAGGATTCCGCTGATCGAAGAGTGGATTAAGTCTCTACGCCGCCACGCTAATAGCCTGTTGGAAACGGGCGGCGGGCTTCCCGGCTACAAGCTGGTTGAGAAACGACCGACCCGCCGCTGGCGTGTTGAAGAAGAGTTTGTGGCTTGGGCCACAGAAGAAGGTCTCGATGACGACGACATCTACGAAAAGAAGTTGAAGTCGCCACCGCAGATCGAGCGTGTTGTAGGTAAGAAGAACTTGCCTGCATCGCTCGTCATAGCTGTATCATCCGGCACATCAATGGTCGCTGATACAGATAACCGTCCCGCCGTTGCCTCATTGGCGGCAGATGACTTTACCGTTGAATAAGGAAATACCGATGTCAAAAGTTATTACACCAGAAGCAATCATCTCTTATCCGCATGTGTTCGAACCACAAACGCCTCCGGGTGCAAGTGAGCCAGTTTATTCTTGCTGCCTTGTATTTCCTGACGGCACTGACATGTCCGAACTCAAAGCAACGGCCGCTGCTGTGGCCAAGGAGAAGTGGGGAGACAAGACAAAGAGCCTCATGGAAGGCGGCAAAATCCGTATGCCTTTCCGTAACGATGGCGAAGAGAAGGGCTACCCTGAAGGCTCGGTCTTCATGAACGTCAAGTCGAAGCAGGCCCCCGGTGTGGTCAGCAAGTTTGCTGGCGAGAACGGCAAGCCTGCTCCGATTACAGACCCCAAGGAAATCTATCCGGGGGCAAAGGTCCGTGCCTCGCTGCGCGCCTACGCGTACAGCGTGAACGGCAACAACGGCGTTGCCTTCTCACTGGGCAATCTTCAGAAGGTAGCCGACGGTCCCCGTATGGACGGCCGTCTGTCTGCTGCGGACGAGTTCACTGCGACGGAACGTCCGTCCGCAGACATCTCAGATTTGGATGACCTTTTGTGATTTGACGTTACGCAAGTAATGTCGTAAGATGTTGGGGCCGGGGATTTGGAAGTCTCCCCGGCCCCTTCATTTAACTGCTTAGAAGGAGCAGCTAATGCACAAAGACCTTATTACCGCCGAAGAGGCGCGTCAACTTTTCTCTTACAATCCGAATACCGGTGATCTTACGTGGCGTGTTAACCGCGGGGCGCGTGCACGCGCGGGCAACGCCGCTGGATGGAAAAACGGCGAGGGATATCTGCGTACGAGCGTTAATCGCAAACGCTACCTCACCCACCGGCTCGCGTGGTTGGTCCATTATGGTAGCTGGCCGCAGGATTTCATAGACCATATAAATGGCGATAGGTCGGATAACCGTTTGGTTAATCTACGGGAAGCAAGCCGCGCCGAGAATGGACGCAATCGCGGCGCGAACCGAAACAACACTTCTGGTTATAAGGGCGTGTCATGGCACAAATCCAGCCGCAGATGGGTGGCGAATGTATACGGCGAAGCCGGTAATCGCCACCTCGGTTGTTTCAACACGCCGGAAGAAGCTCATGCTGCGTACTGCGCCGCCGCCGCGGAACTCTACGGAGAATTTGCCAACTTCGGTTAATCTAAAGCTTGGGCGATCATCTGAGCTTTCTTTGCTAAGGTCTTGGCAACAATCTCATCTACAGAATTGACGAGGCCGAACGTCCGCACGATGACGGGCTTTGTCTGGCCGATGCGGTGGCAACGCTTAGCCGCCTGCGCGTTGACCGCCGGAACCCAATCCATTTCCACGAACGCCACCTGATTTGCAGCCGTTAATGTAATGGCGGTAGAGCAGGCCGTGATCTGGCCAATGAATACGCGCACCTTTGGGTCGGTTTGGAAGTTATCAATCGCCGCTTGACGGTCGGCTGTCGGCATACCGCCTGCAACGACGACAGGGCTGTAGTCTTTCAGCTTATCGTATAGCGTCTGGATTGCGTCGGTGTGATAGGCGAAGATTACGATCTTGTCGTAGGCATCATCGGCCAACTCGCCCGCTATCTGTGTGGCGATGGGCGCTGCCTTGGCTACACCCGTCAGCCGTCTTAATGACGCGATGTGAGGGGCGATGCTCTCAATCTCGGTGGACAAGTCTTGCCCCGTAAGGGAATGCGCGAGGATCATATCGACCGCTTCGGCTTGGCGTGGGTCGTCGATGTGTTTCCTGTCGCTCCAATTTTCTATCTCGACTGGCGCGCTCTGCCACCAGATAGGCGGCAAATCTTTTAGCACAACTTCGCCCTTGCGGCGAAGCATGATCGACTGAAGTACGGTCTTGAACTCAGCCATGCGCTCGGTCTTGTTGCCAAGAATTTGTAGGCCGAACTGGCCGCTCCATGTCTTGCAGAAATAGGTTGTGTATTCGGCGAAGTTTAGCGGGTACTTCCAAATCGCTTTAAGATGGGTCCAGAAATCGCTGACATTATTAGGGATGGGAGTACCGCTAAGAAGCCAAACACGATCAGCAAACTTAACAAGGCCGTCACCGCGACAATACTGACCATATAGATACTTTGTGCGCTTAGCAGTACGGTTCTTGAGATAATGAGCCTCATCCAGAACGAGAACGTCTGGCTCAAACTTTGCGATCTCATTGCGCACCTCCTTTGATTGCGTGATTTTATCGTAGCTGAACACCTTCACTTCGCGCTCGACGGTTCCCCATCGCTCGAACTCACGCCGCCAGTTAATCTTAGCAATGGCTGGGCAGATCACGACGACTTTTGTGAGGCCGAGTATATCACAGGCTGATATCACTTGAAGTGTTTTGCCAAGGCCCTGCTCATCGGCAAGGAACGCGGCCGGGTTCTTACAGAGAAAGTCTGCGCCGACCTTTTGGTAATCGAATAGATGGTCCATCGTCTTCCCTCTCGGCGGCGTAGCAGGCGATAAGCGCAGCTTCGGCCCGGCCATCGTCCTTTTTCCGTGCGAAGAGATGGGCGTAATCCGGGAACAACTCTTGTGCCCGCTGACGACTGCCGTCCTTCCCTCCGAACGTGCGCATAGACTTAATCCAAGTCGCAGGCGGTATCAACTCAAAAGATACAGACAGGCCAGCAAGCACGCCTTCGACGATACCCGCTGCCCTGCCGAAGCTGAACATCGACGACACACCTTGGCCCGGCATGGCGTGGACTTTCTCGATGAGGGCGGAAGTATCGGCGGTGACGTGACCGCGCAAAGCGTTGGCCAGCATGTGCGCGTCCACCTGATTGACGACACGCGGCCCGCGCTTGACCTTTAGTGTAGGCATGTCGATGATGACAAGTTCTCGGCTATCCTTATCCAGAATAGCGACAGCCCCGAACGCGCCGGGATCAATGCCCATGAACTTCATGGGCGGTGTCTATAATATCAGAAGCTAGTTCGCAAGTGACTGCGTGGCCCCAAAGACTTACGGTGGCGAAGCCCGTCGGGTTTGTGGCGACGCTTCGACTTCGGCTGTGGACGCCATGTCATGTCTTTAACGCTAGTCTTCTTGGCCATTACTCACCTTCGCTCATTTGAGTAGCACTCGCAGCCCCACCAGTAGCTGCGGCCCCTGCGACAAACTGGTTAATCAGTTCGACCTTCTTGTTGCCGGACGCTTGGCTAATCCGCAGAAGCAGATCGCGGGCGGGCTTGCTTTCGTAGAACCGCTTTGAAGCGCCAAAGCCAGCACTAAGCGCCAAGCCCTGTGGGACCGACAAACCAAGGAGAGTACCAACACCGCCAAACGCACCCATTGTGGCAAGCGGTACAAGCTGCTCACCCGTGCGCGGCAGGAACTGCGCCGATTGAGCGCGGCTGGTAGCACGCAGAACTTCGGCTAGACCCTTGACGCGGCGCATATCGGAAGCACCGAAGAACTGCGAGAAGTTGTCGGATAGGCCCATGACTTCACGAGCAAACTTATTTGGG